CTTCCTTGTGCATCAACTGTGATATTAGCAGTAGTGTAACTTCCTGCAGTTACCGCAGTGTTTGAAAGTTTGTCAGGTGTAATTGCATCATCAGCAATTTTGGCCGTAGTAACTTGTAAATCTGAAATTTTTGCACTTACGATTTGATTATCTGAAATTTTAGCAGATGTAATTTGATTGTCACTAATTTTGGCCGTAGTAATTTGATTGTCAGAAATGGCTGCAGTTTTAACTGCATTGTCTGCAATCTGTGCAGCAGCAATAGTACCACCTAATGTATCAAGCGATACTTCATTTAAATTTGTTCCATCCGAATATGCTGCATAAATTGCAGCGGCATCCATTGTAAATCCTGTTCCTGAAGCAGTTTTAATAGTTAAATTTTCAGGATTTGTTAATCCAGTACAATCAAAAATATAAAATTTTTCAATGCTGTCTGGAATTGTACAAACTGTACTTGCAGCAATAGAAGCTGAAGCAAATTTGATTACCATGTTTCTAGCGTTTGAAATAGTTTTGTCTGTCATTACAAGTGCTAGTGTTCCACCACTTGTTAATGTTACTTCTTCAAAACCTGCAATTGCTTGTTGTATTAGATTAAGGTTGTTGTTTGTATTATCACCCCATGTACCAGCATTTTCACCAGTAGCCATCAATTCTAGTTTTAGATCAGAAGAATAGTTTGATGCCATAAAATTTTCCTTTTTTTAATTATAAATTCTTACGCTGCTAAGTCAACCTCAGTCCAAGTTACGGGGGTTCCAACGTCAACCTCAGCCCATGCAATTATATTAGGGGACGCAACTTCAATTGTCAACCCTATACCAGTTGGTTGAACATTTGCATTTCCTACTAAAGTTACATCTCCTACAGAAACTGTTGCCTCTGAACCTGTTGCAGAATACTCTGAAATTGGAACAATATCACCTACAGAACCTGTAAGTTCAATTCCATTAGGAAATGCCTTAGCATTTGCTTCAGTATCTTCATTTCCGATAAATGTTTGAACTTGACTTCCTGTTACAGGAACCTCTTGAATGGTTCCTCCAACAGCATCTCCTATTGCTGAAGTTGCAGCTATTCCTGAAGGCTCTACTAGAGCATGTCCAGTTATTGAAGTATCTCCAAGACTACTTTGAATTAAGAAACTGTGTGCAATTTCATTATCAGAGTTTGCTGAAGTTCCTATTGGTTTTATTGCTTATTGTAATTCTATACCTGAAACTGTTACGGTTACATCTGTAAATGCATCTTCATTTCCTATTGAAGAAGTTAATCCTATACCGTTAACTCCACCACCGATAACAGTGTAATTTACACCCCATCCTAAATTACCCCAGGAATCTCTTCCCCAACCTTCACCAATTAAAAATTGATCATCAATGGTTACTGATGATATTGAAGAAGTTATTTCTGATCCAGTTGCGTCTACACCAAAACCATAAGTAGAGTTACCAATATTTGAAGATAAGTTTATTCCTGAAACTTCAATAATTGAAACAGGAAATGCATCTGTACCTCCGTTTGTAGAAGTAAGAGATAAACCTGATGGAGTAACATTTGCGTTAGCTTCAGGAGTTTCATTTCCTATTAAAGATGATAATGCGATACCTGTTACGTCAAGGAAAACACTATTAAGTTCTCCCCAAGCATTTTCACCCCAAGTATCACCGCCCCAACCTTGACCAGTTTCTGCGTCTATTATTGGAGATCCAAGTGATCCAGTTGCAGAACTTCCCGTTGCATTTACACCGATGCCTGAAACTGCTTGACCTGTAGATGAAGTAACCTCAATACCTGTAATTGGTGGTTCTACAGCAATTTCTATACCTACAGAACCAATGTTTGAAGTTGCTTCTATTCCTGTTAAATTTTGATTTGCGTCTGCTTCAATCGAAACAGAACCGACTGTAAATGTTGCAGCAACGGATGAGGCATCAACGAATGCATTAGATAGGTCTCCCCATTCTGATGCACCCCAAGTTTTATTGCCCCATCCAGTTGCCATTGTTCATATTACGCTATTCTGATTATAGCTTGTGTGTCATTAGCATTAGGAAACTGTATTGTAAATGTTCCTGCTGTTGCTGTTTTATCACCGCCAAAATCTAATACCGCAACTGCTTTGTTTGAGTTTGATGTATTATAAATCAAAGCTCCTCTTGCAGTTAAAGTTACTCCTGTAAATGATAAATCATCAAAATCTACAAAAGCTGTATTGTTTTGTAATGAAACCAAAGCGTTAACTAAAGCTCCGCCACCTTGAGTATATTGACCTGTGTCAGCTACTTGTCCGCCTGTAGAATCTCCTGGATAAGCTGTTGTGTCATTACCGATAGTTGCAGAGTTTGTGTATAAAGCTAGTTTAAATACATCACCAGTTGTTGGTGTAAAGTCATGAACTGCTTCAAGAATTTCTTCTTTGAAACTGTTGCATATTGCGTTTGCTGTAATTGCCATATTTTCCTCCTTAAATTTTATGGCGATGGAGAAGCTACTTTAATTCTTGGAACTCCTTCATCATATTCGCCTCTTCTTCTTCTACCCATTTGTTGTAGAGCAAAAGCTTCAATACTTGTATCATACTTGCTTTTATACAGGTTGTACATATCCATAGGCCCTTTTAGATAAGAAAATGCTTGAGTAAGAACACCATATAAAAGTAACCCGTCTTGATATGTTGATAAAAATGTATTTGAAGTCGATGTAAAATGCGGAGGATCTTTGATATAATTTAGTTGTATTTGATATGCAGCATCAGGAGTAGGAGCAACTAAAAAATTATTATCGTCCCAATTAGCAAAATATTGAGGAAGACCTGTTTGTCCCGAACTATTAAATTCTGATATAAAACTTGTATCTCTTTTTTCTAAAAAATGTCTATTTGTTGCATCACTAAAAACTTGAATTGATCTAATAATAATTACATCACTTGGAGTGCTTACATATCTTTGATTAGTCACAAAATTAGCAGTTGCATATTTTCTTAAATCATCATAATCAACTTTACCTGCAACATCTAATTCTGTTTGTCTTATAAATTGATCTATAAGTGAATCTGACAAAACATTAGAATCTACTTCTGTATAGTTTCTTATTTGAGTTAAAAAATTTGAATATGATATTGCCATTATGAAATTCCTATTGTTACTTGCCCAACATTAGTTGTAGCTTGTCTCAAAGTATTTTGAAGAGAACCATCTAAGGGTTGCATACCATTAGATCCAAAAGCAAAATCTCCTGGTAAAGTTAGATCAACAGTGGCTCTTCCTCCACCTCCTGAGTTTAAAGTAAACGTTTGAGGTCTTGCGTTTCTTAGTCCCTGCGCATCCGCCCCAGGATTTCTAGGATCGAGTTGTGGATGTTTTGGTTCAAATTCAGATATATGAACAAGTGCTCCTGTCCATTCTTTAACCATTTCCTTATAGGGAAAAGCTTGACCTGAACGATCAGAAATTGCTAATGCATATCTACCTGTTGCTTGTCTTCCCATTATACACCGTCTCCATAAAATGTTTGTGGTGAAATATACACTGATGTTCTTTGACCATCTTCATTCAATGCTCTTTGTAATTCATCTTCATAAACTAATCTTAAACTTTGAGTTGCTTGTGGGTTAGATAAAAAAGAAAGATAATAAGCTAAACCTGAAACCATACAAGGTATAAATCTATAAGCTACATCAGCAGTGTTAGTATAATTTCCTGCATCCTCTATTCTATTTATTGTATAGTATTTTAAGTGAGTGTATGTGCTTGCATCAGGTGAAACATATAAACTTATAACTGGTACTATTTGTCTATCAACAAAATATTGTGATGGTTGTCCTTGTGATCCTTTGTTAGGTAAAGCTGCATAAGCTGATCTATCTATTTTAGTTAAAGATATATCGTTTGTAGAAACAGTTTGTCCTGAAGTCGTTGAAATATAAGCTTCTAAAACATCTGAAACTTTAGTTGGTACTGAATAAGAAATCGTACCAGCTGTTAATGCTTGGGTCTGAAGTTCAACTTTCCAAAGATGAACGCCACGATTACCCCATTCTGAAAATAAAATATTTAAATTTCTTCTTGCTCTTTTTAAGTCATAACCTGTGTTTGTTCTTACACCACATCTATTATATGACTCTTGAATTATTTCATCTATGTTTAAATCAAATGCTGTAGTTCCAGAAGTAGCCATTAAATTAATCCTTTATAATATTTTTGAGTAAATCCACCTTTAGATTTACCAGTTACTTTAACGCAAACTCCATTTTGATTGACATAACCTATTGGACATACAATTTGATTGTTTCCACCAATAGCTTGTGGAGGTTTATTTTTACCAATGATACCTGTATCTTTTAAATACTGTTCATCAGGTGAACCTATTTTTGTATTTAAAGGTCTTCCTGTTTGTCTATAAAAATCTCTTGTTGCAGGTAATGTTTTTTTATTACTTAATAATCTTTCACCTTTTGCTTCTTTTTTTCTTCTCATGTTTTCTACACCCAGGAGAGCTGTTGTTGCGATTCCAAAAGGAGTGACTGGTAAAGGTATAACAGTTTTTGTT